TAAATGACATAACTAACTTGCGAGCAAAGGCAAAGAAGGCTTTAGTTAATCCTAATGATAGGCCTAATTTTTTCTGTAAACATTTAAATCTTTATCAGAATGCGCTTAACCAATTTTTTAATGTCAAGAAATGGGATCAGTGCAAAGATGAAGGAATGACGATTGAAGATCTTTATGGAAAAAAATGTTACGTTGGAATGGATCTATCTTCTAAAAATGATATAACAGCTTTTTCTTATGTTTTTAAAATAGATGGTGATTATATAATATATAATGAAAACTTTGTTCCAAAAGATTCTTTCGATCAGACTGATAATTTAAACTACCACAACTACGAGGCCGAAGGTTCATTGATTGTTACACCAGGAGCTGCAATTGATTATGAAACTCAGAAAGAAAGATTATTAATGTGGAATGAGAAGTTTGATATTATCGATTGTCATTATGATAGTTGGCAAGCTAATCAGTTTGCTATTGAAATGGAGAAGGCCGGCATTTCAATGGTTGAATTTAGAATGAATACTTCAAATTTATCAGAACCTACAAAATCACTAGAGGCCGCATCTAGAGATTCAAAGCTTAAGCACTTTGGTACAGAAATTTTATCTTGGATGATTGGCAATGTTGTTGTTAGATTTGATGCGGCGAATAATGTTTATCCAAGAAAAGAAAATGAAAAAAATAAAATCGATGGAGCTATTTCAACGATAATGGCAGTGGCCGGTTGGGTTAACCAAGATGAAGAGGAATCGGTTTATGAGCAAAGAGGCTTTATTACTTTTTAATTTTAGTGTAAAATAATAATAAGCTTTGTTCGATCTCTCAATCAATCAAAACGCATCCTTTAATTAAGATGAAGGCCAGGGTAAAAGCTGGTCTTTCATTTTTTATTAAATTAAACTATCATTTAATAAAGAGAGGATTTTATGTCAAAAGTAATTAAGTTTGAAAAGCCAAAGCAAGGTTTACAGATTATAAACAAAACAGTTTCAACTGCAGAGTTGGATATTTATGGACCGATCGGTGGGTTTTGGTATGATGCTATTACTCTAAACGACGTGTCAGACGCTCTTAAGGAACTTCCAGATACAGTAAACACAATTGAATTAAGAGTTAATTCTCCAGGTGGTGATGTGTTTGAAGGTGTTTCTATTTATAACAGATTAAAGAATCATAAAGCTAAAGTAGTTGCTTATGTAGACGGTATGGCAGCATCGATTGCTTCCATCATTATAATGGCAGCAGATGAGATCGTTATGGGTGGTGGTACGGAGATTATGGTTCACAAGCCACTTACGTTTATGGGTGGTAACGCAAATGATTTTGAAAATGTTATCCAAAGATTAGATGAAGTTGAAGAAAGGTTACTTTCTATTTACCAGAAGCGTACAGGCATGGACAGAACCGAGCTTAGAGGTCTTTTAAATGATGAGACTTATATGGATTCGGCTAAGGCAATTGAATTAGGTTTTGCTGACAGAGAGTCAGATGAAGATGAAACTGTAAACATAGCAGCATGTGTTGATACAAGTAAATTTAAATGGATTAAAAATAGTCCGGCAAGAAATTTGCAAAACGATGTTGTTAAAAATAAACTAAATAACATTATAGAAGATATCGATGGGTTTATTGCTCGCTAAAGGCGCAGCTCCCATAGGTTTTTAAAAGTTAGTTCACATAAAGGAGTATGAACATGAACATTGAAGCAATGAAAGCTCGCCTTGAAGAAATTAGAGCAGAACTTGTAGGTTACAAGTCAAAAGAAGTATTAGAAGATTCTGATTATGAGTCAATGACGGCCCTATCAGAAGAAGCAACTGGTCTTAAGTCTAAGATCGAAGCGCAAGAAAAATCAGATGCAATGTTAGCATCACTTGAAGTGTCTACTAAAAAGACAACTTCTCCAAAGCCTCAAACAGTAGCAACTGTTGGTAAAAAGAGAATTTTAGACAATGGTAACTTTGGTTATGAGTCTAAGGGTGAATACTTTAACGCTGTTAAAAACTTTGCTTGTGGAACAATCGACAACAGAATTATCGAAGTTAAAAACTCTCAAAGAGAAGCTGTTGGTAGCGACGGTGGTTTTTTAGTTCCAACTGATATGATTGATGGAATTCAGTCTGCAATTGAAAGTGATGATTCACTACTTTCAAGAACTAGACAGTTAAACATTAAAGGAAATAGAGCATCTTTAAAAATTAATGAAGCAGCTCCTTATTCTGGAAATGGTCAAAACATCACTGCTCATTGGGTTGGTGAAGGTAAGAAGATTGATTCTTCAAAAGCAAAATTTAAAGAAGTAGAAATCAAAGCTGAGAAGCTTGCTGCTATCGTTCCTGTTACAGAAGAAATGATGGAAGATTCTGCTCTTATCGAGTCTTTTATTAGACAAGAAACTCCAGAGGTATTCGTAGCTGCAATTAATAATGCACTAATTTCTGGTGACGGAGTAAAGAAGCCAGAAGGTATTCTTAATTCAGGATTTGGTTTTGAAGTAGCTAAAGAAGCTGGTCAATCTGCTGATTCAGTAGTTTTTGATAACGTTAAAAAGTTACACACTCACGCACTTCCAAGAGCTAAGCAAAGAGGTATCTACCTTTACAATGCTGCTGTAGAAGAAGAGCTAATCGGAATGAAGCTTGATACAGGTTCAACTGATGGTGTTTCAGTTTACTTACCAAACAACAGTATTGCAGGAGCTCCATTTGGCACCCTATGGGGAAAACCGGTATTCCCAATGATGGGTGCAATGCAAGCTCTTGGTGATAAGGGTGATATCTGTTTTGTAGATTTTTCTTACTACTACTCAGTTTTAAAAGTTGGTGGTCTTAAGCAACAAATCTCTACAGATTTTTACTTTGACACAGATGAAGTAGCTTTTAAGTATACTTTTAGAATGGGTGGTCTATGTCCATTCAGTGCTCCTCAAGGTACTGAGTATGGTGATTACAAACTATCTGGTTTCACTTACCTTGCTGAAAGAGCATAATTAATAGTTAATAATATTTAGGGGCTACGGCCCCTATTTTTAAGGAGAAAATAAAAATGGAAATGTTAGTATCAGAACGTGTAGGATTTAAGTCTGCACTTACTATCCAAGATATCGCATCTGCAACTTTAACTGACTGGTATGCAATGGCCGGATCTTTAAAGTTAAGATGTATTGTTAGAGTTGAATCTGCAGCAGCAGATGTTCAGATTACTCTAAGAGAAGCTAAAGATGCAGCAGGAACAGATGCTCAGAACTTAGTAAGATGCTTACCAGCTCTTTCTAAGGTTGACGGTTCTGCAACTGTAGAAATCGCAGAAGATAATACTGCTGTTATTACAGTGACTGATTTAAACGGAGCTGCTGGTTATGTAGTAGTTGAAGTTGAAGGTCAAAATCTTTCAGAAGGTTTCACTCACTTTGCATTATCAATTGATGGTGGAGCTGCTAGAAATGGACAAGCTACTTTTGAGTCTGAAAAAGAAAGAAAACCAGCTTACGAGCAAGATTAATTTAATTTTAATTAATTTATAGAAGGGGGCAGAGATGCCCCTTTTTTTTGGAGAAAGACATGGAAAAGTTTAAGCCATATAAAATGATTATGAAATACGATAGTCTTGAATTAAAAATTGGAGATATTGTAGAAATAAATTGCGATGCTGACTATAGGCATTATTCTGGACGTGGTGCGCATTTCTTTGATGGATCTTATGAAACAGAAAAGAAGGCTGAGAAAAAAATAGAAGAAGTAGAAATAACTGCTGATTTAAAACCTAAAGAAGAAGAAGAAGTTGTTGAGGAAGTTCAAGAATTAGAAGATAATAAAGAAACAAAAGTTACAAAAAAGAAAAAAGTATCTAAGAAAAATTCTAAACAAGCAGAATAGAATATGAGTTTCTTTAAACATTACTTGAACGAAAGAAAATATAAGCCTACTCAACCGAATATGGGTAGGAGATTCTTTTTCGGATCAAAAAATTTATTGGTCGATGAAGAAACGGCCATGACAGCAGCAGCTTTTAATAGAGGTGTTCTTTATTTAGCAACTCAATTAGCTAAGCTTCCATGGAATATTAAAGATCAAGATAATAATTTAGAAACTAATTCTCGTTTATCAAATATCTTAAATAGAAATCCAAATCCAGAAACTACGTCATTCATGCTTAGGGTTGTTATCTTGATAGATGCAATTGTTACAGGGAATGGTTACTGGGAAATTGAACGAACAGTAGATGGGAAGGTTAAGCATTTGTGGCATGTACCTTCAAAAGATGTTGAACCAGTAAGAGATGAAAATGATAAACTTTGGTATAGAATAACTGGAGGGTCAGTTCGTAATGGTGATCTTTATTTAAGGCCAGATGAGATTTTTCATTTAAGAAACTTTCATACTAAAGATGGTGTTGTAGGTTTGGGAGTAGTTGAATATGCTGCAGAAACTATTGGGATATCAGTCGGTGCGGATAAGTTTGCAAATTCTCTTTTTGCTAATGGTGGCCTACCAAGTGGGACTTTAACGGTACCAGGGAAGTTATCAGCAGAAGCAAGCGCTAGAATGAAAGAAGGATGGAATGCAGCTACTACAGGAAGGAAAACTGCTACAACAGTAGTTCTTGAAGAGGGTACTACATATAATCCTATTTCTCTTCAACCAGATGTAATGCAATTTATTGAAACAAGAAAATTTGGTGTACCAGAAATTGCAAGATTTCTAGGTGTTCCTCCTACTAAGTTATATGATTTAACTCAGTCAACGTACAATAATGTTGAGCAAGAGAACATAGCAGTG